AGTAGCCATCCGGGATAAAATTACAGCATCTGGTGAAGCAGGTGTGGTTACACGCCGGGAAGATAAAGTTAAACAGGAATTACCGTTGCTGCCATATTCGCTTTCGGCATTGCAGGTTGCTGCTGGTAAAAAATATGGCTATGAGCCCCAGACAGTCTTGAAAGCCATGCAGGCTCTTTATGAGAAAAAGCTGACCACCTATCCCCGTTCGGATTGTGCATATCTCCCGGAGAATCAGCTGGATGACGTAGATGAAATTTTGGAAAATCTTGCTGGTGTTCCTGAACTGGCAAATTATTGTAGGGACGCTAATACCAGTCTGCGCAGCAGAGCCTGGAATGATAGTAAGATATCGGCTCATCACGCAATAGTGCCCACCAGAGAAAATGTTGATCTTTCTCAGCTTAGTGATATCGAGCAAAACTTATACAAGATGGTGGCTATAGCCTATGTGGCTCAATTCTATGAAGCGTATAAGTTTAATGCGATAAAAATTCATATTGAATGCGCTAGGGAAACTTTTGTGGCGACAGGCAAACAGATTATACAGCAGGGCTGGAAGAGTCTGTATAGTCAGGAAAAAACGAAGCAGGATGCCCAGAATGGTAATGATGAAGCAGCGGAAAAGTCCTTGCCGGATATTGGTGAGGGCAAGTCAACTGCATTCAAGGATGGTCGCGTCTTGAGCAAGGTCACAAAGCCTCCCCAGAGATTCACGCCGTCTACGCTATTGCAGGCGATGAAGGAAATACATAAGCATGCTAGGGATAAAGAAGCCGTTTCCAAACTGAAATCCGTTTCGGGGATTGGCACGGAAGCTACGCGGGCCGGGATTATCGACTCCTTGATTACTTCCGGATTGCTGAAGAAGGAGAAAAAATATCTGATGCCGTCTGAGATGGCAGAATCTATGGTAAAATTCCTGCCGGATGAGCTGACCTGGCCGGATATGACTGCCGAATGGGAAGATGGTTTGGAGGAAATACGGGAAGGACGACTAACTGTAAAAGACTTTATAAATGGTAAGGTGGATGCAGTAGCTGCTTGTGTGGAGGCAGCAGCGATTCTTCATCTGCAGCCCATGTCAGGAACGGTAAAATGTCCGTTCTGTGGAAAGGCTATGGTGCGCCGTAAGGGGAAAAAAGGATTTTTCTGGGGGTGTTCTGGGTATCCTGAGTGTAAACAAACTTATCCGGATAAAAAGGGAAAGCCGGATTTTGAGGCAAAAGCTGGGACAAAACTAACGGGCAAAAGCTGGGCATGCCCAAAGTGTGGAAAAAAATTACGACAGATAGCCGGAGCTAATGGAAAGTTTTGGGCGTGTGAAGATCAACAGGGGTGCGGAGCCAAATTTGCAGATTGCAAGGAAGCACCAGTAATTGTGAAGTGTACGGCCTGTGGTGAAGGCTATATGAGAATGGTCAAAGGGAAGAAAGGTATGTTCTGGTCATGCGATAGATATCCAGATTGTAAAAATATTGTGGAGAATGCAGGCGGCAGACCGAAGATGTAGCCTGACAATTATATATGTTGAGTGTAGAAGCCATGGTTTTGGATAGAGACCATGGCTTTTTTTCGTGCAAGGAGGTGTTGTGGGCATTCAGTATCAAAAATGAAGGGAAAATTTTTTGAGAAAAATGCGCAGTTTTTGGATCTTAAATCACTATTCAATTACTGAAGGATGGTTTAAAAGCTACCAAGTGCATAACGGGAGGTGCCTTATGAAGATTGAGAATCCCCATTATTTCTATGGCAGAAAAATTATATGGAATGAGTATCGAGCCATATTGCGGGAAGAGAGGCAAAAATACATGGAACAGCAGGCGATAATAGAACGGCTGGGGACTAAGCTGCTGGGGGATAAAATCAGGTCTTTTGCAGCTGTGGAGATTGTAGATACCTTCAATCAACTGGATGAAGAACAACGGAAATTGTTACAGATGCGATATGTTTATGGTTTTTCTGTTAAGGAATTAGCGGCATATTACAATGTGCATCCATCCAGAATTTCTCATAGGCTTACAGAAAGCAGGAAAGCCTTCAAAAAAATGTGGGAAGGTGACTGCTGATGGATGAATGGGAATTCTATGAGGATAATCAGGCTTTACTGACAAAGGAATTAATCCAGAAATTGAAAGCCTGTGATAGGAATGCCGAGTGGCAGTTATTGTTGATTTTTAAAAGCGAGATAATTCGCGCTGGCAGTAAGGCAGCACGCATATTGCATGAAGAGTGTGGCAGGCCAAATAACGGGCCGGAGCCTGATTGGATGATAAGGATGGAAAAGGCACTGATTAAGGGCTATAGGTCATCTTTTAGGCTCGACTATTGGGATGAGGAAACTTTCTTGAGGAGTTTGGATAACTATGATAATTACGGAGGTCAAAAATGATGGACAATCATATTACAGATGAGACAACAGCCAAACAGGATATTGACAGAGATGCAGGGAAGAATGCTGTGGAGTATGCGAAACAGATGGCCTGGCTGATATCACTGCGAAAACTGGAGTACATAACGGAAGAAGAGTATAACGAAGCGCACAAGCGTCTTAATATCAAATATCATCAGCCTCATAAATTTTAAGAGGGCTGATCATTAAAAGAAAATATATCTCAATGGTGTTGCATATTACTTTTGTACCATGTATACTAAGTGTAGGCATGGTACAAAATGAGAGGGGGGATGGAAGTGGATGTTCGGATTATCGAATCATCAAAGAAGAGCAGCGATGGCAGGGCCGCAGAATATACGAAAATCTATCACGTTGCAGCCTACTGCCGTGTCAGTACTGATGAACTGGAGCAGAAAAACAGTTATGAATCGCAAATTAACTACTATAGGCAGAAAATAGCTGAACACAAAGACTGGAAATTAGTAGATATTTACGCAGATGAGGCTATATCAGGAACCCAGACTGAAAAACGAATGGGATTTCAAAAAATGATTGATGCCTGTCGCGCAGGGATGGTAGACCTCATAATTACCAAATCGATTTCCAGATTTGCCAGAAATACTCAGGACGTGCTGAAATATGTGCGGGAATTGCAGGACAGGCATATTGCAGTCATATTTGAAGAGGAAAATATAAATACTCTTCGCATGGATGGGGAACTCCTGCTTTCCATCCTCAGTGCAGTGTACCAGCAAGAAGTAGAAAATATATCAGCACATGTCAAGAAAGGACTTAGAATGAAGATGCTACGTGGTGAGTTGGTTGGCTACGCAGCTTGTTTGGGTTTTGATTATGATGTTAAGACCAAGCAGCTTAGCATAAATGAAAAGGAGGCAGATATTGTTCGCTTTATATTCAAAAGATATCTTGAGGGTGTCGGCGGAAGCCGAATAGCCAAAGAATTGGAAGCCATGGGCGTAAAAACAAAGCGTGGTAGTAGCAATTGGGCTGTATCGACAGTGAATAATATCATAAAGAATGAAAAATATATTGGCGACATAGTTCAGGGCAAGACCTATACGGCTAATCCCATAACCAAGAAACGTCGTAAAAATAATGGTGAGCTGGATTCATACCTGACGAAAGAACACCATCCGGCGATCATAAGTAAGGAAGATTTTGCTTTGGCCCAGGAGATTCGTACTGGGCGAGGAGCTGCTCAAAACTCCAGTGAAGTGGGAGCTATACCCAGATTTGGCAGAAGATATGCCTTCAGCCATATGATAGAATGTGGTTTCTGCGGAGAAAAATACGTTCGACGTAATTGGCATGGTGGAACTACATATGCAAAGTTTGTGTGGCAATGTGGTGGAACCACAAGAGAAGGACGAAAAAAATGTCCTCATAGCCGGGCAGTATCAGAGGCAGAGCTGGAGCAAGCCTTCGTAACCAGTTACAATTCTGTAAATACGGCTGATAATAATGAAACTATGGTCATATTTGAGGATTTGATGAAGGAGGTCATTACCAGAAAGGAGAAGGGGCAGACTAAAGGGCAGCTTGAAAATAGCATTGCGGCGGTACAGAAGAAGATTGACATGCTTCTGGATATGCATCTAAATAAAATGATTGCGGAAGATGATTATGGCAAGAAGTATAAGATGCTCAGAGAGGAACTGGATAAGCTGGTCAATCGGAAAAAAGATGTGGATACGCTGAAAATGGCCGCTTTGACACCGCAACAACGCTTAAAGAAGTTTCGGGAGGTATTGACTGCCAATCCTAATCTGATTGAATTTAACAGGGAACTATTTGAGGCTGTGATTAAAAAGGTTACGATTGGCAAAATCGATGAAAATGGTAATCCGGAACCGCACATTGTAAGATTTGAGTACGTTCATGGTATTGTAGATGAAGTAAGGGTACAGGGGACTGGTAGAAATTCCAAGACAACAAACGAAGAAGTTGTCAGAGTGGTTCATGAAGAACGAGCCGGTTACGGAATGTCGGAGCAGCTTACAGGCATGCAAAGACAGTCTCTGGATTCTATGCTCAATAAAGGGGTTATAGATAAAAGGTTGTACAATAAAACAGCAAAAAAGCTTATCGGGGTGAATAAGGTGACGGCCAGCTTGTCCGGGGGGTGAGTGCATGGCTGAGACGGAAGTCATTAAGGCGCATAGCTTTCATGATAAGCACCCAAAAACGCTGCGGAGAGTGGCAGCATATTGCAGAGTCAGTACAGATTCTGAGGAGCAGGCTACTAGCTATAAATCTCAGGTTACCTACTACAGAGAGAAAATCAGGAACACACCAGGATGGTTGCTGGCAGGTGTGTACGCGGATGAAGGGATAAGTGGAACTTCATTTGATAAGCGCAAAGAGTTCAAACGGATGATTGATGATTGTCTGGCAGGCAGGATAGATATGGTGCTTACCAAATCTTTATCACGGTTTTCACGAAATACGGAAGATACCATAAAGTATGTCAGATTGCTTAGAGATAGGGCCATCCCCATAATCTTTGAAGAAGAACATATAAACACCTGTTCGATGGATGGAGAATTGATGCTGACTATACTGGGAGCAATTTATCAGCAAGAGGTTGAGAATACATCGAATCATGTGAAGCTTGGCTTCAAAATGAAGATGAAGCGTGGTGAGATGGTTGGTCGTCCAGATGCTTATGGCTATGATTATGACAAAATCAATAAGTGCCTGATAATCAATCCCGAGGAAGCTGAGGTAGTCAGATGGATATTTGAGCAGTATGTGGCCGGTATGGGAGGTAGGAAAATCGCCATTATGTTAGGCGAGAGAAAAATAAAAGCTCCCCAGTCCGACTATTGGTGTTCGAATGTTGTCCTTGGGATTATAAAAAATGTGAAGTATCGCGGAGACCTGCTGCTGGGAAAGGTGTTTACGTCTGATCCTATCAGGCGTAAGCAGGTGCTTAATTTCGGCGAAAGAGAGAAATATTATGTAAGAAATCATCATGAAGCGATTGTGGAGCCAGAAATCTTTGATAAGGCACAGGAAATTCTGAGGGAGAGACGGAAAAAGCTCAATTTGGATAAAGTTACTGGGAAACACATAGAGAAGAAACACCGGGAAGTATTCGTAAGAAAGATCTATTGTGCAGAATGTGGCAAGGCGTTCATCAAGAGAAGGAATACGAAAAGATCTGGAAAACCTGCCCTGATAAAGTGGCAATGTGGCGGTTATGCGAATACTGGAAGCAATTGCCAGAATACGAGAGCATGGAACAATTCATGGATAGAGGAAGCCTTTGTCGAGAGTTTTAACCTACTCTGCAGGACAGGAGATGTATCCATGGATAGCTTTCTCGATGTGATGAAGACTGTACTTCGTAAGAAGGAGCGGGAACGCAAAGCCGTTGGGAAATACGTAAAATCTGAAATAATCATATTGCAAAAGCAGATGGATGATTTACTTAGCCGTAAGCTAGACGGTAGTATAAGTGAACAGGTATTTGCCGTCAGATATGATTTTTTAAGGAAGGAGCTTGATAAAGCTACTGTCGAAGCAAATGAGGTCGCATCGCAGGTCTCCGGAGGAAATAGCCTGACGGGCAGGATAAGAGACCTTCAGATAAAATTGAGGAAGTTAGGGCCACTGGCTGAATTTGATGCAAAGATTTTTGATGCTGTGGTTGAAAGAGTCATGATTGGCAGAGAGGGTGATACAGAATATATCACGTTTATATATCGTGATGGTGAGGATAACAGCTTCAAGTTGGATAAGTTTCAAAAGGCTGTTGAACTCAAAAGACAATTGAATATGGTATCTGCTCATCACAAGAAGGAAAAAGCTGTGTCTGCTACGCCAATGTATTCAGCAGTATCTAAACAAGGTAAGGCGTTGTTACCACCAGAAGACAAACAAGGCAATCTCCCATGTGCTCATAAGGAAAACAGGTCTGCTTTAAAAGATGGCGTGACTACGGAGGAAGAAATCTGCAGTTCTGTTTTCAAGGCGTTAAATAAAAGGAAATTGCCAATAGGAGAGTGTGAAAACTGCTCCATGCATAGTGTAAATGAGCCATTATGCTATGGTGTGAATACAAAAAACGATATTTCGGGAACCCTTGATATGAAAGGGAGGGCAACGAATCCTGAAGTGGCTACAAAAGACTGCTCCATGTGTAGTGTCAACAGGTGTTTTAGTGGCCGTGGCCATTATCGGTGTTATGGCAGCAATTGCCGTGCCGAAGTTTACGGCAACTATTATGACAGCCAATACCGCGAAAGTTCAAAGTGATTT